TGGTAGCTGTGGTGTAAGCACCTGCTGGGTAGATGGCCAAGTTGATAACACCTGCCACTGCACCGGCTTGATACATGGCAATAGTGCCATTTTGTTGAATTGCTGTCAACACATTGTTCAGGTAACCGTTGACGTTACCAGCATTGGTAAGGGCAGCGTTGGCTGTGAATGAGAAGAAGTCCAGTTTTGGACCAGCAATTTGTACTGGGCCTTGGGCCGCAACGTTGGCTGTGCCAGAGATGCTGCCGTTAGCAACGTCCAGTGCAAATACTGGTTGTGTAGTTCCATTTACTTTTGTAAATTGTGCCATGATAAATTTCCTTTAGGTTAAGTGGTCTTGTTGGACCTGCTTTTATTTATACAATCGGTAAAAATCACCCCTGTTGAGGATTGTTTTGAGCCGCATTTCTAGCTGAGAAGTCAAATCTATTTACTGCTTTGGCGTAGCCTGCATCTGTGGCCATGACCCAGCCTTCGTGCCCAGGATCTTTTAAGTCAAGCTGGCGCAAGATATCCATTTTCAAATTGTACAACAACAAGAACAAGGTAAAGGCTGCTGCCAGTGCACCTGTGTTGCTGGCCGGACTTTTCAAGTATTCCACAATGTTGCCAAATTTCTTGGGTGTGACCTTGGTCTGCAACCAGTCGCCAAACCCAGGCAACAAGTTATCAAAGTTACCACTGGTTTTGATTCTAAAGTTGATGTAATCCACGCACAATTTTGCCAGGTCTGTAATCTGCTGTGCTCGCAGTTCTGCAGGGTTGAACAATGTGGCAATGGCACGACCGTCCCCACTGTTGGCCACAGATTTGATTTGTTGGATCAAGGCAGCGTCAGGCACAATTTCTTTACCACCAATGGGTTCAATCAGCAACAAGCCGGGCACTTCATTGAAACGCACACCACTCAGTGGCTGACGTGCATCGCCTGCGTCTGCATACATGGAGTGCATGGCAATACCTGTGTTGCTGGCACCTATGCGTTGACCCAAGGAAGTTTTGGCCGGAATTCTGTAGGGCACAGTATTGGGCGTGAACACATAATTGCCAGCTTCCAAGGGCGGCGTGCTCATGTACAACAAATCGCCCTTGACATAACCGCGAAAGTTTGTGGGCAAGGCTGCTTCTAACTTGGGCCACAGTGTGGCGTACAGTTGGATCAACTCGCCGCGAGCACCTGAGCGTGTGCCTTGTATGTCAGCCATCATGCGTGGACTTGTGGCCAGGCCATCATAGCCCTTGGCTTCAAAGCCCGACCCATCTGTCAGCACAAACTCTCCGGTGTCGGGCTTGCGGCCAAATATCACAGCAGGTTTGCCGTCCCATTTTACTGTGGTGGTCTTGGTGGGTGCATCGGCTGCCGCGGCCACAATTTGTAGTGCTTTGGTCACACCAGACAACCCGCTGCGGAACACATAGTCTTCCAGGTGCTCTATGCCCTTGGCACGACCACCCACACCAGCTTCTTCAGCTTCGTAGATTTGATAAGGATTGGCACCGCCACGTTCTACTAGTGGTTGCATGCCTTGGTTCACAATTCTATCGCGCAGGCGTGCCAGGAAGTAGCTGTCTGTATCTTCTGTCACAGCGTCAGGCTGTGGTAAACCTTCTTTGGTCAGGTACTCACGGAAGTCTTTTATCTTGACTTCTCGATCTTTGTCTTTTGCCAGTGCAGCAAATATAGTTTCCACTGTGCTGAGATCAGCTTTTGTAGCACTGGGTCCAAGAATCATTTTTGCTGCTTGATCAACATCCATGGTGATCAATTGTTTGGTGGCTCGGCTGATCACGCCATTGCTGCCCAGGGTAAGTCCGTAGTGCTTGGCCAGGCTTGACATCAACACAGCACGGTTCATGCCTTTGTAGGCTGAGCCTGTGCCCTGATTGTAGTAGAATGTGCCCCAGTCTAGATTGGGAAAGAACATAAAGTCTGTTTGCACATAACCCAGTTCAGGACGTCCTTGAATGGGTGTACGCAAATGAACTTCGCCGCCCTTTTTGATCCATTCAGCCGGTGGCAGTTTGTGTCCCACTATCCATTGTGTTAGTTTTGCGGCCAACTCATCTTTTGATATTTTGTTGGCATCTACTGCAAGATCCATATCACCTGACGTGGCAGCTTTGCCTGTTGATCCCAACCAGTGTTCACGTGGAAACTCTATGCCTGTGAGTTGTTCAAGCCAGGCCACTGTGGCAGGTACATCGCTTTGATTGATGCGACCTGTGAGTGGCTGGCCATCTGCGTCTTTGAACACATTGCCGCCTTCTAGTAGTGTGCGTAGGCTTTTCATGGTTGTCTAATTTTTTTCAATAGTGTTCGGCTGGGATCAAAACTTTGACTCCAAACAAGTGATTCTTTAAGTCTGCCTGCCAGTGCTAGTTTAATGGCATCTTGTTCACTTGTTCCTGGTGGTACTTTAGCTGCCATTGCCGCAGATTGTGGAGCTGTGAACCCCATTTTTATCAGCGCCTGTGCTACATCAGATGGTTGTTGAGCAGCTGGTGGCTGTTGTGCTGGTGGTTGTTGCTGTTGTTTCTTCTGGGGAGCAGTAACTTGATTCGCATTACTGGTTTGTTGCTTGATAATTTTTGTGGCTTTTTGTTCAGCGCCTGCTGCCAGATTAAGTTCGTGATTGCCAATTTGATACCGGCCGTTGGGGCTCATGGAAATAGCAGGTGGTCTTCCATCTTTGAACTGGTCTTTGATGATGTTACCAATTAACTTGTCTGTTGTGTCCTGCATGTTTAGTGCATAATCCCCAATTCTGAATGTTCCGCCAGGGATACTGGTAATAAGTGGCATTTTTTTGCCAGCAGCATATTCAATGGACTTGGGTCGATATGTCAACAGCGATCGCATGTCGTATGAGGCCTGTGATAGGTCTTGCCAACGCTGTAATTCAGCGGCTGGGGCACTTTTAGGAGCATTGAAATTCAATATGGCTTTTATGGCATTGTCTAACTTTGCCACTTGTGCCGCTGCTTCTTGTGTGGCGTTGCCATCTACTAATTCTGGAAGTTTTCTATATTCTTTGCCTAACTTGCCTTGCAGGAAGTTGGTATACACTTGATTCATCAAACTTCTGGCTAAGGCTTGTTTGGCCGGAGTAGATAGTTGCGCAGAACCGGCTACCCCGTTCTGTTGCAGTGCGGTGGTCAAGGCCTGATTCCACTTGGCCAGTTCTTGGCGTGCCAGTTGACTGATCAGCGGTCCAGCGGCCTTGGCAGCGGCAGCACGTTGATCACCGTAAGCATTATTATCGCCAGTGTCGGGCATGCTAAGTCCAACTGATGCGGCATTTTGTGCTGCCAATTTGTTGCCCAAAGAACCCACTATAGCAGCCATTCTAGATCCTTTGACCCCAGGTGTGCTAGGGGCTGCCGCCACAGGCACAGGTTTGGCATCAGTTGACGTATTAGATGCAGGTGCAGGTGTAGCTGGTATGGCAGCAGTGTCTTGATAGCTTTGTACACCCTGCGCGGCTTGTCGTGCTGTGGGTGCTACTGAACTAGGTTCGGGTGCAGGAGCTGCTGGTTGCTGGGTCTGAACCGCTGGTGTACTGGGCGTTGCTGGCGCAGGCAATGCTGGCGTGTCAGGCTTGATTTTAGCATCAACGTCAACAACATTGGGATCATAATTTGTGCCAATTTGTTTTGTGGCCTTGGGACCAGACAATCGTGCCGGTGCATCAATTGTTTGTAGTTCAGGAGCAATGGCGGCTGGTGTGACAGCTCCTGCTGCAGGTGCAGGCAGTTGTGGTGCGGCAGCGGACTGCGGCGCACCTTTGACGCTGGGAGTGGCGGTGTATTGTGGTTGCACACCTGGACCTACTCCTGTACCATAGTTTTTCTTGGGCGGTGGTCTATTGGGATCATACTCTTTGAGAGTGTGCGTTTTGTGCTGTGTGAGTTCAAAGATCTGCATGAGTTCTCCTGACAGATCGCGAAAACTTTCCGGTGTCCCTATGGCGTATTGCATTCAGCAATTTGCGTTGTAAATTCTCAGCTTGGTCAGCGGGAAATTCTGTATCAATCTGCTCCATCAAGCGAATAGCACTCTCGATTAGATTGCTGGCACGAGTTTCAATGATCGCACGACGATCACGTTCTATGTACAAGCTGTCTAGTTCTTCTAAGATGCTGCGTGTTTTTTTCTGCATTTGTTCACGGGCCTTTGGATTATTTAGCGGAAATGCTATTGCAATAAATATCTAACACAAGGAACCAGTATGACCAGTCAGATCAACCCCACCAACATTGATGGTAATTATCCCATAGCCGGTGTGAGCAACAACACACAAGGCATGCGCAACAATTTTACCAACATCAAACAGAATTTTCAATACGCAGAGAACGAAATAGATGATCTGCAATCCAAAGCTGTGTTAAAGTCTGCGCTGATTGGTACTACATTAGACAACAACTTGGGCAACAACCTAGTGTACAATGCTCAAGTACAGGGCATATCTGGTACTTTTGTGCAAATTGCCAACACATCAGGGGCAATTACCCTTGATGCCAGTGCAGGACCGTTTCAAAGCATTGTGATGGCCAGCAACATAAGTTTGGGATTTACAGCCAATACTTGGCCCATTGCCGGAACTGCTGGCAAAGTTCGATTACAAATCACCGGCACTTCGGGGCAAACTATCACACTGCCATCTGCAGTGAACAATGGATTGACTGGGGTTCAAGGCATCAGTGGTAATGTTATTACTCTGGCAGCAACTGATACATATCAATTTGATTTTTCAACCACAGATGGTGGTACCACTGTTACCTTCTTTGATTTAAATCGTCCACTAAATTACTACACAAA